AGGTGCTGCTGGTATTGTACCTGTTGCAGCTACTGCTGTTACTTGTACATCAGATGCATTTGCTTGAAAATAAACTTCATAATAATCATTAGCATTTGCACTATCAATAATAGAAACGAATGGTAACTGCTTTGCACTTTGGCTTCTTAAACCTAAGATAGAATCAGTTCTAATAATATTAGCTCCATTTTTCTTTAGCCAAATATTAACATCTGCACCTCCACCACCTGTATGTTCAATTTGTAATGAATATGCTATTTCATAGATACCAGTATGTTGAACAGTAAGTTGTGAACCACTGAAAACAATACCATTACTATATTCATCATTTGTGTATGTGATTGCTGTTGGTGTATTTGCCGCTGTAACCACTTGAGTAGCTGTACTTGTAAATGCACCATACCAGTTAGCTATTGAAGCTCCTGATGAACCATCTATACCATTACGACCACTAGTTCCTGAAGTACCACTCGTTCCACTTGTTGCACTCGTTCCACTACTACCGCTCGTACCAGTGCTGCCACTTGTTCCAGTGCTACCGCTACTTCCACTTGTTCCACTACTTCCACTTGTTCCAGTGCTACCACTCGTACCAGATGAACCACTGCTACCACTTGTTCCAGTCGTCCCACTCGTACCAGCCGTTGCGCTTGAGCCACTACTACCGCTTGTACCGCTAGACCCATCCCCTCCACTCGCACCATCTAAGTTAACAGACCAAGCAGAATAAGTTCCACTACCTACTGTTCTAGTTGGTGCTGCGAATGATAAAGAACCTGTTGCTGGATTATAAGCTGTAACCTCACACTCTTGGAAGTTATTAGCGTCATAAACCACAATGATAGATTGAGCTACCGTATATGCTAATTGAGTACCTACAGTTAAAGTCCCTGCATTACCCAATGTAAATGTTGTCGATGAAGTTGTGGCGTATCTATCGCCTTGTAAACCGCTTGTACCACTGGTCCCACTTGTTGCACTTGTTCCACTTGAACCGCTTGTACCACTTGTTGCAGAAGAACCACTCGTTCCACTGCTTCCACTGCTTCCTGTCGTTCCACTTGTACCACTTGTTGCACTGGTCCCACTCGTACCGCTTGTACCATCTGTTCCACTTGTACCACTTGTTGCGCTTGTACCACTAGAACCACTGCTACCACTTGAACCGCTAGTGCCATCTGTCCCACTCGTTCCACTTGTCGCACTTGTACCACTTGTTCCATCTGTACCACTTGTTCCAGATGTTGCACTTGTTCCACTGCTACCACTTGTTCCAGTTGAGCCACTCGTTCCTGATGTTGCACTAGAACCGCTAGAACCGCTGCTACCACTCGTTCCAGTCGTACCACTCGTTCCACTGCTACCGCTTGTGCCACTACTTCCACTCGTTCCAGTCGTACCGCTTGTACCACTAGTAGCGCTTGTACCACTAGTACCTGAAGTTGCACTGGTACCACTACTTCCACTCGAACCAGCAGTCCCACTAGAACCTGATGAGAAGCTCGTAGCAGTTACAATTCCGTCCGTTGCTATAAGTACGCCATTTAGCGCTCTTACCTTTAAATCACCGCTTAAAAGACCTTGAATTGCCATCCTATACGTATTTAAATTTTGTATTATTTTTTACTTCTCCACTCAATCTTCTTCGCAAATATTTTGGTTTCACACCTACTGATTCTGCTGCATCTCTTGCACTTTCATAAAATATACCTGTTTCTTCATCCAAAACTAATTTAATAGTATATTTATTTCTCCCAGAAAGTAAATTAGTGCTTCTTCTTCCATTTTCTCTCATTAATTCACTAATTGGTCTTAACCCTGTATCGCATGCATGCTGCACATTCTCAGAATGAGTCATCCACTCTAGATTGCATAGCATATTATTCTCTTTATTGCCATCCATATGATTAACCTGTGGTTTGTTTTCTGGATTTGGTATATAAGTTTGAGCTACTAGTCTATGCACTCTATGTGATTTGCTTCCAATTTTCACATACACATAATCGCCAGCTTTTGGAAAATTTTTCAAATATCTCATAGTATGTAGACTGAATACTCTTCCGTCTACAGTTACTAAGTAATTTGGGTTATCTTTTAATTGGCGCATAATATTATTTAACTAGTATTCTAACAAATTCATTTAAGTAGAAAGGTACAGTAGATGCAACAGTTAAAGTTCCTGTTGATGATGTCCATAATACTTGATTTCCAGTTGGTGTGCCTGAAGTAAGGATGGCACCAACGTCCAAACCACCTCTTGATGCGTAAAGTAAAGTTGTATTTACTGCTTCAGAGAATGTGATGCTAGCTGTTCCTTCTACTGCAAAATTAGAGTATTCACGAACGCCTTGTCCACCACCGCCCGGTACTACATTACCACCAGAGCTACCATTAGCTAATATTTCTTGTGCTATTGCAACCTTAGCCCCACAAAGAGCAAAGACGTAATTACTTACGCCGGGTATAGTGCTTATATTTTGGATAATACCAAAATTCAAAGCCTTCCACTCCATATATAATTGAATTGCTTTTCTTGGGTCTATGGTGCCATTGAAAAATCCTTTTTCCTTTGGAATTGTATCGTTCCATAGGTATTCAGCTATTTTGGCTATCGATAAAACTTCTGCTGGTGTTGGCATTACTATTTATTTAGAAGAAATAACTTTGGTTTGTACTAATGAATGTCGCTCTGTTTAAAGCTGCTTGCGCGCTGAAGATATCAGATGCAAAAGATATAGCTTGGTATGCAGAATCTAATTCTACTCTAAGTATCATTTTAGTTTGATACCAGTTAGTGCTTGCTGTTAAATTTGCATTTGCTACTTGGCTTTCAGTTAAACCATAATAGAAAGTTTCATTGTATGCTGTAAAGGCAAAGGATGTGGTTTTAGTTGCCACTACCACATTTGAAGCTGTTAACCACTGGACAGTAATACTTAATGCTGTATCTTGTATTAGTACATTTAAACTAGTGGTTGTATCCACCAATGCCCACTCAATATAATCAGTAACTGTTCCTGCTGGTACCAAATAAGTACCATCTGATTGTAATAAATAAATTCTACGCTTAGTAATAGTTCCATCTGAACCTGTTGAGGTATCAGTTAAAAAAATTAAATTAGGCGTGCCGCTATTCTGGGAGGCGGTAAAATTTGGGGAGAGAGGCATTGTATTAAAATTTTACCCAAATATAAGAAATTTATGGCTATATTAGCCCATTTTTATTTTCTTCATAGCCTGAAGCTTGGTAACTCTTTCAGGAAGCTTTTTACCCTTGCTAGCTTTGTTCCATTCGTTAACATTTACTCCTTGTCTTTCTAGCTCCTTTTTATGGATATTAAAGTAGGCTTCTTGGGCTTTTGATTTATATGGCATATTATTATGGTTCTTCTTCGTAAATAATTTCTTCCTCTAGTACCTCCGGATTGCCTATTCCTAAATCATCTCTAGTATATTTCAATTCTCTTTTAATATAATTTTCAGGTGCTGGTTTTTCTCCAAATAGCTTTTCTTTAATATTCCTAGTAGCTAATGTTTTTATTCTATTAATTTCTTTAATTAACTCTTCTTTTGTCACTTCTTTGATAGGTTTTACAATTACATTTTCACCAGTTTCATCTACAACAGGAATTCCCTTTTCGTATATAGAAGTTATATAATCGCCTATTAATTTATCTCTTTCTTTGACAAACTCATTGAATTCTTCTTTATTTATATATCTGCCTTTGTCATTCCAATTTATCATAAGGTTTTTATCCATTGATTCCGAATCTTGGGTATTTTTAAGTAAAGTAGGCAAATCTCTTTCATCATACATTTTCTCATTAACTACTTTAATACCGACAAAAGATGGTATGCCTCTAGTTAATATAGCATCTGTACCATCTATTTCCATTTGCTTTCTTAAATCAGCTATAAACAATGGTTCAAACAAATCTCTAGCAATCTGGGCCTTATCATCTATAGTATATCTTTTGCCTTGGAAATCTTCAGAAAAAAGCAAATCTGACACTACACCGGCTACTGGAGCTGCCTTACCTCTAAAAAATTTATAACCTTCAGCTCTAGCATCGTATTTAATTGGTTTCCCGTCTATTTTCTTGCCTTCCATTGCCCTCATGGCAATAAGTCTAATATAAGGGGTAAATCTGCCAAATACATTGTAAGACCATCCGTTTTTAGTATCTCTTACTTGGCCAAAAGTTACGCTTGTTGGATCATAGTCTACTTCTTTATCATCATCTAAAGCCATTGCAGCCATAACTAAAACTCCCATAGCTATCCCGGCAGCGGTTTCTTTTGCAGCGTATTTTCTCACTTCTGGAGTCATGTTTCTATAGTATCCTTTGCCCTTACCTTTAGCTCCATATGAAGATGGGTTAGCAAAACTAACCAAGTCACCCAAAGCTATAATGTTTAATGAAGATGACATAAGGCCCGGCGCCCATATTAAAGTAGAAATAATTGGTTCACCTCTTTTTAAAAACGGATGTAATTTTCCTCTACCAGTTATATTATTTGCGTAACTAGCTAAACTCTTGAAATCTTCTATGTTATTATCCAAGGTTTTACCTTTAGCAATTAATTTTTCAGCACCTCTTAAAAATATTTGAAGTCTAAATTCATTACTAAACGCCGCGAATATTCTTTCAAAAGGAGCAGTTATCATAGATGCTTTGTATTCCTTTCCAAATATTTTAACCTTTGCTTTTTCTAACCAGTTTTTACCGCCAAATTGCTCATTTGTAATAGATTCTCTGAAACCTTTTGGATCAATAATATCTAAACCAGATAAACTCACCATTTCCATTAATTCCTTATTAGCAAAGATTTGAGTTAATCTTCTTCTAAAATTAGTTTCACTAAATACAACATCCGCTTGAGCTAAGAACGCTTTTCCTGTTGCTTTTATATTGAATGGGTTTAAAACAGCAATACCATTTTGTATGAAGACTACGGAGTTATCTATACCAGCTTTTAATGCTTTTACTGTGTTAAAACCTTCTTCAGCAAGCTTCCCAGTTTCAGCGGCTAATCTTTCAAACCCTCTTTTTGATTTCATTTCTTCTTGAGCCATTTTTTCATTATACTTGAATAACAACTCATCCTTTTTCTCAAGAGCATCTAAATATTTGTTAAATAATTCTGGGTTATTTTTTCTAAGTTCTCTATCTTCTAAAATATTTAACTTTTTTGGTTTTTCAGAAAAATCCCCTTCTTGAATTCTTTCTTTTAATTCTTTTATTTGTGCATTGATTCTATCAACAGCATTTGTTAATCTGTCAGCAGGAGCTTTTTCTTCTGCTATTTTTTTCTTTTCTTGTTTAATTTTATCTATTAAATCAGCTTCTTCATCAGTTAAATCTCTTTTCTCTTTTACATTAACAACCTTTTCTTTTCTATCTTGCAATCTTTGTAAATCATCTTTCAATCTTTTAACACTTTCTTCTATTTGCCAAGCAAGTTTTTCAGCTTCAATTTTTTCTCTGATTTCATTTTCCTTTTCTGTTAAAACTCTTTTATTTTCTACTTTTTCTTTCTTCTTTCTTTCTTTTATTCTTTCCAATTCTAGCTCTAGCGCTTTTAGTCTTTTTTCATAAGCAATACTTTCTCTTACTTTTTTCTCAGCTATCTTTATTTCAGTTTTTAAATTTTCTATTTCAGGAACATCTTTTTTATATTCCGTTTTTTTAGTTTCTGGTAATTGCCCCTTGCTTAATATTTCTAATTTATTTTTTAAATCTGAAACTTTTTGCAATTGTCTATTTCTTTCGGTTTCTAATTTTCTATAGTCACTAGCTGCAATTCTAGCCTTGTCTTTTTCATTTGCCCATTTTTCATTTTCGGCAGCAATAGCATTTTTAAGTTCAATTTCTCTTTCACTTATTTCTTTTTCAACTTTAGTACCCTTTTCAACTTTTTCCTTAGCCCTTCTCTCTGTTACTCTTTTTAATTCTGCTTCTAATGATTCTATTCTTTTTTGAGTAGCATCTTCTACGGCTGTTTTGTTTTTTTGAGCATCTAATTCCTCTCTTAATTTTTTCTGCTCAGCCCTTAATTCTTCTAATTTAGGACTACTTATTTTCTCAGCTTTTGATATTTCGTAATCCTTTTCTTCTATTCTTCTTTTTAAATCTTCTATATTTTTTGAAACTACTTTTTCTGCTTGTCTAATTCTAACATCATCAAAATAACCAGCTTCTTTTTTAGCCTGTATTAATTGCTTATTCAAATCTGCAATTCTTTGATTCTTTTTTATTTCTTCTTTTTCAGTCTTAGGTTTGCCAGCTTTTATCTCTTCTATTTCAGTAAGTAATCTTGCTTCTCTGTTTAAATTATCTATTTTAAGCTGTAATTCTGATTTTGTTTCTCTAGGCTTACTATATTTACCACCTATTATATCTCGCACATCTTTTTTAGTTACTCCTCCTATTTCAGACTTTAATATTTTATATATTTTGTCTATAATATCGTCTAATTTATTTACATTTTCATCTACCAATATTCTAACCAGCTTTGCTACATCTGGAGCTATTTCTATTAATTCCTGTACGCCCGGTAAAGGCACAGCGGTAATTCCACTTCTACCTTGTCTTATATTTTTTAATTTTTGCCTTATATCTGATATAACTTTTTTCTTTTCAGCAGCAAAATCTCTTTTTTTAGGACTTCTTTTTGCTTCATTTATTTCTCTTTCAGCTAATTCCTTTGCGGCATAGTCATTTACTTGTTCTTTTAATTTTTCTACTTCTTTTTCAGATTTTACCATTTCTTCAAAATCTGCTTTAGCCTCTTCTTTTTGCGTATTAGTCAATACATCTACTCCATTTTTATTCATTTTATCAATGTAAAAATCAGAAATAGTTGTCATTGGTGCTGGCATACCCTTTCTAGCTTGTAATACCCTAGCTGCATCAGTACCGATTATATCATTTATTAAAGCTAATCTTCTTTGCTTTTCAAGTAATTCGTCTGTTGGATTTTCAGCAATTTTTGCATCCAATTCCATGTTTAATATCTTTAACATTTCTTGCTGAACGAGAGTCACTGGCTCTCCGCTTTGCAATCTGTCTAAAAGCTTGTTTACATCATAACCTTCTTTTAATAAACTTTCAGCTTCTTGGTTAGCTTGAAAATTTGTTACAACATCTGGATCGTAACTTTCCATCCCAAGCAATCGCCTTCTTATTCCATTAGCGGCATTATTAATACCCCTAGTTTTAGCTTCCTCTCCAGATATTTCCGCAGAAAAATCTTCTAAGTTTTTAGCTAAATACTCTTTAAGCTGCTCTTCGTTATATTCGATTCCGTTTAAAATGTAAATGCAACCCATGTTTATATATTATTGTTTTGACAAATATCTATCAAATTCCAAGATAGCAGCTTCGTTTGTGCCACATTTGTTATAGCGACTAATTAAATCACCATAAGTACCAACTGCTTTTAATTGGATGGTAACAAACTGCTGCATAAAGATGCTAACTGTAACATCTTCATCTTCAGCTTCTTCGTAGAATTTTTTGTACTGGTTATAGACGTCAAGCTCCATATCATATGCAACTTGTAATGCTGTAGCTATTGACTCAATATCATCTTCAACAGCATCTATTTTAGGGACATCTGCTACATCACCCATATCATTGATAAAATCAACAAATACTTGGTAATGAGTAAGTTCTTCTGCGCTTTCTGCTAAGAAATACTTTTGACCTCCAAAATAACCTAATCTTTGTAATTGGTTAGCAATGTGCTTCCAAAGGTTAGATTGATATAATTCGGCATATATTGCCTTTTGCAACCCTTTTTTCATGCTAGGGGTTAATAGCGATTTTAGAATGGGCATTTTTCTTCTATTTTAATTTTTTGTTTTAAATATTCAAAGTTACGGTCTACAAACTCTATTTTGGCATTTTCTTTAGCTTTTTTGCTAGCCTTTCCCACCACTTCTTTAAATTCTTCTTTTATCTTTTCATTAGTTTCTGCGGCTTTTTGTTCAGCCTCTAAAATTTGGGCTTCACTTTCTTCTGCTTGTCTTTGATATGTTTTTTCTTCTAAATATTCAGGACTATATTTTTCTAGATAAGCTTCTGCCGCCTCAAGTCTAGTGTTATTATTACCAATTTCTGCCATTAAAGCTTCCTCTGCTTCTTTTTCTGAAATTTCTTGTCCGCTGTCTTCCCATATTCTATGGGCTATATCACTTATTTTTTCTTTTCCGCCTCCAAAATCCTTTGATTTTACTTCGGCTGTTTTAAGCTCTCTACGACCAGTATTAAGCTCTGCTCTTTTAACTCTACCATAAACATCATTAATATCTTCATCTCTAATTTTACCACCTCCTGCCAAATATCTTAATGCAGCTTCTTCTGCATCTCTAGGGTCATCCATCATATTTACTTTGCGATATATTTCCTTTGTAATGGCTGCTTTTTCACCTGCAAATTGTTTTGTTAGCTTCTTTTCGGCTGCTTGTTTTTCTTTTACTGCTTCTTGATATGTTTTTTTAGGAGCTTCTTTTTTAATTGGCTTTAATTCAGGCTGAGCTTGTTCTTGAACTTTGATTTTGTTTCTAACATTGTCTAATTCTGCTTTAGCTTCTTTTGTTGCTTTTCTTAATGGTTCAAGTGTATTCTTGGCTTCTTCTCCACCCATAGCGAACATACCTTTTTGCTCCCCACCAAATATGCCAGCTTGCTTTACTTGAGTAGCTTCAATTTTATTTCTAGCTTTTTTAAATTTATCTTCAGCGGCTATAAATTTTGCCTCAGCTTTTTTAAGTTCATCTTTAGCTAATACTTCTGGTTCTTCTATTTCTTCTTTAGCCTTTGGCTTTACTTCAGCTTCCGCTTTTTTACCAAACTCTTTTTCGTGTACTTTTTTTAAATCATCTAATGCTGATATAAGCTCTTTTTTAGATTCAATTATTTTTGATTCTCTATTTTCTCTAGCCCCTGTAGAGTTCATAAAATAAAGAAGTTTAGTGAAAAAATTATCAGATTGCTCGTATGGATGATACCCATATTTATTCATAAAATCTCTGCTTAACTGCAATCCATCAATCATTACCTTTTTAACATCAGCTGGTATTTTTTCAAACTTATCTACCTTATATCCAGAATTTACCATTTTTTTAAGATAATCTTCTGTTACATTAGGAAACGTTTTTATAAATTCTTTTGGGTATGGGACTTTATTATTTTTGGCTTCTTCTTTTGTTTTTTGTTCAATTTCTGATTTTATTTGTTTATCAAAAAAATCATAAGGAGGCTTATATGAGCCTTCTTTAAATCTCTCTTTTGCCTTTTCTTCTATTTCGGCAGCTATTGTATCTAATCCATTTTCTTTAGCCTTATCCCTTAATTTATTTAACCCCTCAATTTCTTTTGGTGTATATTTTAAAGGAAGCTTTTCATATTCAGCTTTATCGGATGCCTTTCTTTTTTCAGAATATGACTCAAACATGCTACTAGGATTAATTTGCCTAACCCTATTTTTATTTTCAAACGAAGAAGTATTATTTCCTTTATATATTAGACCATATAATTTAGCTTGAGTTATGTTTCTAGCCTCAAAATTATCTTTTATTGATTTTATAGTACCTTCTTTGGTAAAATCACCTTCAGATATTGGCATACCAGATGCTAAATCATATACTATATTATTTAAACCTTCCTTTACTATTACCATATCCATCTTCTCAAAGCCCGGTATGATAACTTTCTCTCCTACAATACTGTTCCCTTCAGGTGTTTTAAACTCAACGCTTTCGCCTTCTACTAATTCTTTAGTAGGCTGTTTAACTTCAGCTATTTTAACTTCTTTAGTTGCCAAGTCTTTCCAATTAGGCAATAAAGTATTTAATTCTGAAATTGCATACCCCCCTCTTTCAATTATTCTACCTAACGACTGATTGCCATTTCCAAAAATGGGGTTATTATCTTTATCATTTTTATATGCTTCTTCTACAACATTTCTTGGTATGTAAAGTTTTTCAAAATTGCTTTCTTTTGTTTTTAAAACTGGAGTATTAAATTTTTCATCTTTTTGTTTTGATGTAACATCTTCAATTTTAACTTCAGGCTTAATTTCTTGTGTTGGTGTTTTAACTTTAGCCACACCCAATTCTTTCCCATCCGCTGTCAAAAATCTTTCGCCTTCTACTTCATAAACAGCTTCACCATTTGGGGCATCAGGCGCTCTTTTTATAACTTTTAATCCTCCTATTTGAGTAGGCTCTATTATTGTTTTTGTACCCAAGGGCTTGCCTTGCAGTGCTTCAAATGCTTCTTTAGTTACCTCTTCTCCGTCTACTTCATACTTTTTAGTTCCAAATTCTTTTGATGGCTTTTTTGCAATGTTGTATACCTCTGCATCTACTTTTTTAATCTTTTCTTCATTAGCCTTTATTTCTTCATCTATTCCCGCGTGATAAGCCTCGTCTGTTGTTTGTTTTTGCTGAATTAAATTATCATTAGCTTGTTTTATATCATTTCTTTCAACTAATAATTCTATTGATTTAGCTCTGCTTTCGCCTATTACTGTTTCGGGTATTTTATCTGCGACTTGTGCTGCTTTTTCTGCAAAAATAATTCCTTCTTGATACTGTTCAGGAGTGATAACATTATTAGCTAAATCCCTATCTAAATTTTGAACTGCTTTTTGAGTACCTATCTCAGGCCCTTGTGTAACAATATCTTTAGCAGATACTTTATTGCCAGATGTAACTTTAGGGTTTTCTAAATTATCTTCATATTGTTTAACTTGATTCTCTAAAACATCTGCCTCTTGTACCTTCCCTTGTTTTCTTAATATTTTAGCATTAGCACCCATAGCATTAAGTAAGAAACCAATACCAAAACCAATACCACCAGAAGACCCTACGCCATCTAGAATATCTTGATTGATATTATATATGTCTTTTGCTGTTTTATTAGAATATAATTGCTGCATTACCTCTGTGGTCATTTCTTCAATACCCCCCGTAAGTCCTGCTACTCCCTTGGTTTTTATATAATTAGTTACACTTCCTCCTGTAGAATTATTAAATCTTTTGAAAAATTGCATTACAGGGATTGTTTCTAATACTGAACCAACTGCTGCGTTTTTATAAAATACCTCATATGCTTGGTCATCAGTAGCGCCTGCTTGCTTTGCTCTATCAAATTCAGCTTGACCCATAGAAAGCCCTGCACTTACAGCCGTAGGAGAAGATAATTGAGAACCAAGTGTCTTAACTGCCGTTAAAGCTGCCCCTTTAGGCGCTTGGCTAACTAATGCTGCGCCTTTTCCTGCTGCGCCTGTAAGACCCCCTGTAAGAACCAAAGAGCCTATTTGCCCGACTGCTTGAGCAGCTTGGTCCCATAAAGTATTTTTAAATTCTTCATCTTGAGGAGTTAATTCGTCTATTGCATTGTTTAAATAATCGCCATACTTAATTAGCTCATCACTAATATAACCTTGCCCTGTGCCACCTAAAACTTTTTTTGTTGCTCCTTGTAGAACTGTACCTAATCCCTTTATGGGACTACTGATAAAATTTTTTGCAAACCCTTTGTCTAAAGAAGAAACCAAATTTAATAATAATCCTTGCTTGTCGCCTTCTTCAGTAGCTATTTTTTGTTCTTTTGTGCCTTCTGGCTTCATTAAAAAACCTTTCTCAGCAAAAGCTTTACCTTTTTCAAAGTCTGGTGATAGTGATCGAGTAGGAGAAGAAACGGAAGGTAAAACTCCTTGGTCTTTTTTTTTTAAATAAGAGTCATAAAACTTAGACTCATCTAAATCAGTTAATTTATTGGAAACCATAAAACTATGAATTTCCTTTGCTTTATTTGGAGCGGAATATTTAGTAAGAAATTCGCCTTCATTCAAGTCTGTCAAATTATTTGACTTCATGAATTTATATATTGGATTTTCTTCTTGTAATATTTCTTCTGGCATTATATATATTTTTTAATTAACCATTAAATTTTTTGCCGTCTGGTAATTTATAACCGCTAGTATCTTTATTTCTTATTGGCTTGCCCCAACCTTTTACCTTAGATGATATATCTGGGTTACTTACAATAATTTTTGTTTTGAAAGCTTGAGGCGTTAAATATTCTGCTTCTTGAAATTTTGACGGAGATTTTACATAAAATCTATCGTTTGCTTTATCATAAACAACATTAATTGCAGGTGATAATACAACGCCGTCTTTAGTGCTTGTTTTATATAAATTATATCCACCAAATTGATTTGTTACATCTATTAAATTTTCATTTGGAGTTTTTATGCCACCAGCTAAATAATTTGGATTGCCACCTCTAATTTCTTCAATTAAACTACTTGGATGCAATGGATTATCTTCTCCAGATGTATCCTCTCTTGGGCCAACAGGTCTAAATACGGGTTGTGATTCGGTGGTTTTACCAATTTGCTTTAAACTTAAAGCAAATGCGGCTGCCACATCTCCAGCTTCAGCGTTTTCTATACTTTTGTTGGGGTTTAACATTTTATAATATGAATCAAGGTCTTTGTACTCCCCTGATTGAATTAATTTATTTGTTTCTCTTGCTACAGTTGGGTCTGTTCTATACAATGCTTTTGCTTTATTTGCAAATTGATTTAAGCTTTTATTATCAAATTCATTTCTATATATATTTATTATTTGACCAGCTTTATTAGTTCTAGTTCCAACATCTATTTTATTAGGCTCGGCCCCATAAAATACAGTCTTTTGAAATTTATCTAAATTAAATGGATCATCAAATTGCAAAGAATAAGCGTCAACTCTTTTAAATCTTGGGTCTCTTATATTAAGATGAGAAGCATCTATCATTGGTATCAATCCTTCATGTATTGTTTTACCCTGTTGAGTGGCATTATAAATATTACGGGCTACCAATTTGTCTTCTTCCAATTGAGCTTTAGACTCTCCTACTAAGCCTTGCGCCTCTCTTAATAAATTACTATAGTTTGATTGTGCTTCTGCGCCATATTTAGAAGGATTTAATATTTTATCTCTATTTTGAAAATAATATTGTTTTGCTTCTCCTAATTTACTTAAAAATAAATTTTGGTCTTGAGGACGCATTCCATTTTGACTTAAAGTCTTTTCATAATCCATGAAATACTTATCTAAGGCATCTCTTTTAGCTGCTTCTTTTTGTTCAAGTTGAATAGCTAAGTTTGCTGGCTTAGATGTTATATCTAAATTTAATCCTTTTTGATATGGGTTTATTCCTAGTAATCCTGTTGCTGCCATTATTTTAAAATATATAATTTGTACCTAAAGCGTTTTTCTTTGAAGTACTAATTTTGTTATTTAATCTATTTGAATAATCTTTATATGCCGCTAAACCTTGATTAAAAGGGGTATTTTCTTGATAAGAATTAAATGGTATATAATTTGTTCCATATGTAGAAGCTGGGTTAAATTCTGATGAATTATTTAAAAGCGATACTTTATCTTTTAGCACACCGCCATTACCAAACATAGACCCCATAGCATAATTACTTGCCGCACCGCCTATCATGCTTAATCCTGCATTTAATCTTTCATTTGCCGCTGCCGATTTCATTTGTTTTATACCTAACATTGTATTAAATGGAGTAGCTTGATTGACATCATAAAGATATCTATCTTGAGCTGTTTTCATTTGAGTTGCTTGTCCTAATCTATTCAAATTTTGACCTCTGTAACTTTCCGCATTTCTAATTGCTTGATTTTGAGCATCCGTTCTCATTAAATCTAATTTAGATATAGCATTTAAAGCGCCTCCTCTTCCTTGCATTGCGCCTATACCTGATGCTAATCTTCTATCAGCTTCTTGCTTGGATATTAAATATTGAGCAGATTGATATGGGTTTTGATTTACTTCGTTAAGACTTCTTTGATAGTAATCATTTAAAGATTTACTTTCCGCTGCTACAGGTCTTTTTTTAGCAAAGCTTTCAAAATCTCTTTCAGCTTTCTTCGCACCGCTTGTAGCAGCTTGAAGTACGCCTATTCCTGCTTGCGCTAAGGCTGGTACTAATAATGGTAACATATATAATTATTTTTTATCTATTATTCAATGGTGAATTGATATATTTGGTCGTTGCGCTGTTCAAATATACGAAAGAATTGGCACTTGTTTTCTCAAATTTTATGACCATGTAACCACCCTTCAAGCTATCCCCTTCTATAAGGCCTCCGGGACTGTTAGAATCCCTTAAAAACGATGCTTGATACTCAGCTTCCAAGGTTGCGAAATCAGACTCTAAAAGCAAGCTTGTTTGGCTTGTATTAACCCCGCTAGTATTCATTTGGGTATATATCACTGGACAAGCCCATATGGTATTGCCGGTTTCCATAACGGAAATCCAAGTCTTTTTATCTATTGAGGCTGTATTGAATACAGTGGTTATTGAGGCGCCATATTGTGTGCCATAGAAGTTACAATAGTTTGTGCTATTGGTATGCCTCCAAATTCCACCATTTTTAAACGAAAATAGAGTAGTATTTAGCTCCCCCATCATCTCTGGTTTATATGAATAAAAAGACTCAAATGAGTTCCCTACCTCGTCAAAGGCTATGGTATATGGGTCTTGATGAAAATATGCTGGCATTTTTTATTTGTTTATAATTGAGTACAATTTATTTCAAATCTTAAATTATTCATAACTTTTTATTTAACTACACGCACATCCTACAAAATCAATTAAATTACCAATATTTGCACTATAAAATTGATTAATATCTACACAAACTTCTGAGCCTTGTTCAAAACTACCTGATTGGAATACTCCAGCACAATCTGTATAAGAGAATGCGTTGTTATCTTGAATAGTACCTTGCTTACAAGCACAAAGTGATGCAGTTGTTGTAGTTGTTGTAATAATAGGCGCAGCAGTTGTCGTAGATGTCGTAGATGTCGTAGTAGTCGTAGGGTATGTTGCATTACAAGATGCACAATTAATATGACTACTTTCAGGGTTTACTCCTGACGCTCCTGCTTGCGCTTGAATTTCCCAGCAAAACCCTTGGTATCTAACCGAAATGCCTGCACTATATGAACCTGTTGTTTGGAAATATTGTTGTAATGATGGGTTGTCGCATCTTGTTGCAACATAATATGAGGTAACAATAGGAGGCACAGTTGTAGTAGTTGTTGTTGCAGGACAAAAAGTTAACCCAGCGCCTGCTGAAGAAACACTCCATTGCGTACCACCCGGATTTGAAAAAACTACTTGAGTTACATAGAAGAATAAACTACCTCCATAAACAACTCTTTGGTTAATAGCAAACGTACCATTAAGGAATGATGCAGATGTTTCAATTCCACCTGTTGAACAATTATATAAATAATACCAAACTTGTGGTTGTGTAGTAGTTGTGGTAGTTGGTGGCAAAGTAGTAGTTGTTGTAGTTGGCGCAGCAGTTGTAGTTGTGGTTGTAGATGTAGTAGGATATGTTGCATAACAAGATGCACAACTAATATGACTGCTTTCAGGGTCTACTCCTGATGCGCCTTGTAAAGCTTGAATTTCCCAACAATACCCTTGATATCTAACCGAAATCCCTGCACTATATGAACCTGTTGTTCTAAAATATTGTTCAAGGAATGGGTCATCACATCTTTGCGCAACATAGTACGAGTAAACAGGAGGAGCTATAGTTGTAGTCGTTGTTGTAGCTGGACAAAATTCTAACCCAGCGCCTGCTGAAGAAATACTCCATTGCGTACCACCCGGGTCTGCGTAAACTACTTGAGTTACATAGAAAAATAAACTACCTCCATATACAACTCTTTGGTTAACATAAAATGTACCATTAGGGTATGTTGCAGATGTTTCAATTCCACCTGTTGAACAATTATATAAATAATACCAAACTGGAGGTTGTGTAGTAGTCGTTGTAGTTGGGCCACTAGTTGTGGTAGTGGTTGGGCCACTAGTTGTTGTTGTGGTTGGGCCACTAGTTGTTGTTGTGGTAGTAGTCGGACCAGCAGTTGTTGTGGTAGTGGTTGGACCAGCAGTTGTTGTGGTAGTAGATGTAACATATCTATTAATCTCTTCCATTGCAATTATATACTTATTAGTATAAGCATCAAATACACCATAAATACATGGATTTCCCATATACACTCCTGTTTCAACTATTCCATTGTTCAATTCTTGTCTATAAGCGCTAAGCGTAGCCACAAAAAATGCGTTCATTTTGTTAATGATACTTATTGGGGTAATACCATCTTGGCTTAATCTACATACAACACCTCTATAGTTATCTACAAAGTAATCAGCAAAATTATTCCAAGCCAAACTTGTCGCAGCATCTCCAATACCATAATCACCTGCATAATACTGAATTTTATTAATTAAAACATCTGTATTAGCCTGCAATGGGTTATTAGCACTATCCTTAACTATTTGTGTTAAAATAGGCACATTACCTACTTTAAACTTTTGGTAGACCTTCAAATATCTATCTCTAACATGCAGTCTTATTACATCGCCAAAGCTTCTATCGTATTCATCAAAGTTTTCATAAAAGAATCTATTAGTACCATTGATATTGGTATTAAATTGGTATGCTTGCCCAAATCTAATTAAAGTTGGGAAATATCTCTTAGCTGCATTTTCGTCAATAACAGACGGCCTGCCATTACTATTAGTAACTAAGTTATAGTTATCACTAAAACTTTGTTCTATTATTGGTATAATATTATTAAATACTACACTAAAATTAAAATCAAAACTAGAAATTGTTACACCGGCATTAAAAAGCGCCGCGCCTGTTATTATTATCCAAACTTTTGCTAATGGCAAAATAACAACTTTTTCGTCAATACTAATAGGCGTAGCCGATTCAGTTAAAAATGCTGTTTCGCCAAGCTTTACTAAAGCTGTTCTTGTGCCTCTTGGAGTTAAATCATAAGGTGTTGCATATAATAAATATACATCAAAACCATTAAAGTTTATAGCAGCGGAGGAACTAGCTCCAAAAGCACATCTTACTTGTATTGTAATATTATTAGTGCTTGATTTATTATAAAAAAATTGAGTATCCGATGTTGTAACAACTGTTGTGTCAAAGTCTTGAGTTTGTATAGAATAACTTATATTATCAACTCCACCATTTTGACATTTTATTTTTAATGGCACATTACTTGATGCAGCTGCACTGTCTTGGCCTTCTCCTAAAAACTTATATTGATTATTATACAATACATTTCTTTTCCTATAAAATAAATCACCATTTGTTCCAGATATTGTGGCATAATAATTTGGACCGGCTACTGGTGTCTGAGTGTGTTCAAGTCCAATATGATAGGCACTTGTTGTACCGGGATTCCCAATGCCAAAACATTTGCCAAATTCATAAAATACTCTTAAACTATCTGATGTGCTTGCACTTAAATTATAAATAAATATTTTATAATGCCAATACTCTTCCGTATCAAATTTAAATGTTGGGTTAATATTTATAAATTCAGTAGGATAATTTATTTTAATAAAATTACCTTCTTTCACGCCATCGTTTGTAGTGATGCTATAAACCATCCCAAGTATTTCGCAATCAAGATTAACAACAGGTATCTCTTCGCCTGTAACACTATACCTACTTAAAAATCTTATTCTATCCCCAGCTGTAAATGTATATGATACTATATTTTGTGTAGAACTAATTGTTATATTATATTCTTGTATATTTTTCACATCTATATATGCAAATCTAGTAGCATATGGGTCTGAAGGTGTAATTATTGGTATTACAAAATCATCATCTACATGAGGACTTGTAAATGTAGATTCACTAATCCAAAATAATCTTTTATTATATGTTGTATTATTAGACCTTAAAACTTGATAATACATAGCCTCTAATGGAGGAGTATTATATATATTAAGATATGTTTGGCAAAACCTAATCCCATCGATTGCATCTGGCGTATTGAATGCGCCATTATTATCTTTATCAGTTTGCGCTCCAATTGTTCTCCCTTGCGCATCAAAATATTGAATTGCATATTGATAGCCTGATTTTGATGCATTTGCAAAAGATGTATTATCTGGAACTCCAGCTGGAGCAAGATATTTAACTCCGCTAGAAAATAAAGTGAACCCGCTTGCAAATGTTGCAGTTAATACGTTATTTAATATCGTAACAGATGTCCACCCTGTAGCAAGTAATGAAGAGCGAATACCGTTTAATAATGTAGCTACCGGCAAATATGTTGCACTATTTACTGTATATGATATACCAATATCAGCACCGGCAGCACTTTGTGCATTAATAACATATATACCAGCAGGATTATTCAATCCTTGGCTTGGTGCAATTGTTGTTGTAGTTGTTGTAGAGGTTGTACCAGCTATTGTGGTCGTTGTAGTTAAACAAACGCAAGCTAAATCTCCAGTTGCATAATCAGTAGTTTGCAATGTAGCAGCACCTACAACACTGTTATAAACCGTAACACTACTTATTTGATAAGAATAAGTAGGGCACGCGTTATCTTTATACCACTTACCAACTATTGGGGTATATGAATTATTTGTAAAATTAACATAAGCCCTAATAGCCCTTTGAACACCAGTATCACATCTCCTTCTTGCTGTTACAAGGTAAAAATTTACAGCAGGTGATATAGTTGTTGTTGTTGTTGTGCCGGGAGGTATTGTTGTTGTTGTTGTGCTAGTTACCGGAGGTATATCACTAATTGTCCCATAAACATAAACTTTCATAACAGTGCCAACACTACCGCTATCAAGACCATTACAAGCAGCAAAAAATAAAATACCAGCATTATCTACAAAAAAACCTGTACTATCATTTGTAGTTTGTGGTTGTAAAATAACATCGGTTTTATCGTACCCTTCTGTAATCCCTGAATATAATAAAACATTACCATTAGCTAATTCAGCAGCATTTGATTTTTGTGGAACCCAGTCTTGTAATTGAGTAGTATCTGTAACATCAATTTGAGTATAAATACTATCATTATAAAAATTAAATGTATATATATCATTATCTAATACACCAGCAATTGTTTTATCAATTTGCGTAATTAAATACCAGTCACTAGTAAAACCGCTTGTTGTTTCTCTAAATGATAATTCTATCTTTTGAACATTTATACCACCCGTAGAAACAGATATTGATATAGCCGAATTATTTTTAAATATATCTTCTGTTAATTGCAATGTAGGCTGTTGCGGTAACGGCACAATACTTTTAGTACTCCATACGGACTTTTCATTATTGTCATAAACATACCTGTATGTAAATTGAAATAATTTATTACGAAGATTATTTACAGTTACACTATTATCATTTATGTATGTAACTTTTGCCGGCATAACTGGAGGAGCTTTTATCACTAAAAGATATTCCGATTTCCAAGATGTGCCATAACTAGCAGCTACGTTTATATTTCTAGGCGGGTTTAATCCATCATTAAAAAATAAAATATCCCCTTCTACATCTCTATAATATATATTAACTGATAAAACTTTATAAGATGGATTAAAATTTAAAATATCAATTCCATCGCTATCTGTTTTGCTTTCTAGAACTTTTACAATAGCTTCTGTGCTAGCATTATAATACAAAATACTATTATATCCATTGCTATTCCAAAGAAAATAATAAGCCCTATCTCTTACTTTGTCTGGATAAAAACCAATTACTTTATTTTCGCCCGCAGGTAGAGTGTATGGTATTTCAGTATTGCCTAGTATATTAGCAACAACCAAATCATTACCAACACCTTCTGAATCCTTAGTTATATTTAGCGCATCAATATAATCTCCATTAGAAATTCTATATTGAGCAACATCAAGATTTAACTTACCATTAAAAGGGTTGTTTATAATTGGCATCTATTTCTAAGCTTTTACAGTCATTCTTTGTGTGTCTAAATTTTGTTCGTAAGCTTGCATCAAGTACAATGGCTTAAATTGAGCATTAGCAATTCTTCTTTGATTGTAAAATTCTTGCTTTCTATCTCTTTTATCCCCTAAATTACCTTTTCTAGTACTTGGCATAGATGCTATATCTCTCCAAGCTAAGAATGATAATAATGCCTCTCTAAATTGAATAGGTATTCTAAATGGTTCATCTGGGTTCCCGCTAGATAAATATTCTATCATTAAATAAGAATAATAAAAATATTGATTCAAAAGAACCACTCCATTAGCATCGTCTATATTAAATGAGCCTACAAATGGTGAACCACTTGGTAAGCCGTATATATTTTGAAATCCATATCCATCCCAATAATTAAACCATAAAGGCATATCAGATTGATACCAAGTAGCTAATGTATTATCTTGAGTTAAAGCAAGTCTATCTGGCTGTTGGTCTGCATAATAAGTCATTTTGTTATTAAACTTTAAAGGAATAATTTCTCCTACTGAGTTTAATACGCCTATTTTAGTATAGCTAATGTAATCGTTAGGTAATTGAGCAGTGTAGTTTGTTGTGTCAATTGGTATTTTAACTGTTCTGATTTTATAAAAAAAATCAAGCCCAAGTTTTTCCATGCCTCTAACTGCTATATTATATAATTTAGCGTATTTGTGTACTGATTGTTCACTTTCATCAATGTAATCATTGATTACTGAATCTATTGTTATATAATTTCTTGTTTGTGACATTTTTAATTATTTGTTGCGTAAGCTAATATATCATTATGACGAATCAAAAAATGCAATTCATCGTTTAATAAAATGGCTTCCCCTGCTCCTTTGATATGAAAAATAACATCATCTTTTTTTGCTTCCATTTTTATTTTAGCTGTGCCTCTTCCAGTAGAAACTACTTTAGCCTTACAGCTTCTTTCAATATAGTTTTCAGGCAAAAATAATCCGCCTTCTGTAACACCTTCCGCCATAAATGGCTTTACTAAAACTAAATCTCTAATTGGTTTCATATTATTAGTTGTTATTATCTACTCCATCGTTACTTGTGTCTATTGGTCTTGACCTTTCAAAGGCTAATTGAGCTTTGATATACTCTACCATAACAGGCACATAATCATCTGGTATAATTAATGTTGAATTTAAATCAGTTGAATCACCACCACTAACCATTCTAACATTAGCTTTATACGCTGTTAATGGTATCCCTGTACTCATATAAACCTCTTGACCTTGTGGCCAATAAACTACTTTATTTTGAATTGGTCTTAATGTATCTTGATAACCTACTTGATTCATACTCAATGGAACAGCACCAAAAGTTGTTGGAGTATTATTATTGCTAAAATTTAATGTAGCTAGACCTTCGTTTTTACCTAATGCTACTGGTATTTGTGGTAAGGTAAATTTAAAAGTAGTATTATTTACTGATGTTATTGTCAATCCAGAATAACTAGTATAAAATGAATTGTTTACATAAGCAACACCATCCATTTGAATACTATCTGTATAATTCTTTTTAGCAGCTACTCCAATGGCATCGTTAAGCCATTGATTAACTTGATTAAAAGTTATACTAGAGTCATCTGATGGTTGCCCATTATAGATTTGTCTTAATATTCTTTCTATAAATGTTTTTCTAGTCATTATTGTCCTTGTTGAGTTACTTGATTAGCATATTGCTGTAGTTGCCCATCTTGCAAGTTTAACCCTATTAATTTTAATGCACGAGCTATTATTTCTAACAAATCTACATCAGCCCATACTGGTTGAACGCTTGACGCAGAATTATAAACAGGTCTACCACTTACTGTAGTATAGGCCCAAACTATTGATGGAGCTTCCTTGATATAGTTCAAGGTAACAGTTCCAATTGTTATTGGATAAAATTGAAATCCAGTACTAGTAATCATATAAATAGGATTAGTAGCTACGGGGTCTATTGTGCTATTATAATAAGAATATAAGCTATCTTGTTGAGTATATCTAACTCTTTGCAATGTAGATGTCAATAAGCTATCAGCCTGAAGATAATCGCCCGGATAAACTACCGCACCAGTGCCAGCATTGACTGCAAGTGATGCAGTCGCAAGCAAAGGTGTAAGTCTTTGTCTTATATTTTGATTTTGACTATAATTAATTCTAGCTTGTGGTCTTCCGGGTTGGTATTGCTGAAACTCTCCTAATAAATAATCTTGATATGAAATCTGTGCTTGATTTATAGTCAGATTAAATTCTGATGGAGTTAAATAGCCATTTTGCGCTTTGTTAATTGCAAATTGGCATATCTGATACATATCATTAACATTCATTGAAATAAGTTGTACAACAAATATACGAAAAAGATACAAAAAAGCCCCGTAATTTTTAGGTTACAGGGCTTCTTTTATTTAGAGGGGGAAAGATTACATCAATTTCTTTAATTGCTCTAAAAAGGCCTTACTTTCATCTTGAGGGTACATTGCAAATTCGACTAAATAATTTTGCGGTTTTTTGTCAGATGGTATCTTACAAATATAACCTCCATTATTTGACCAATAAGCTGAACCTCTTTTTGTAGTAGTGTCAATTTTATTATCAATTAAAGCTTTTTTAACTATAAATGCTATTTCAACTTCTTTAGAACCAGCGCTTTGCATAAACTTATTAGGTTGAGCTTCAGCGTAAAGTTCGTAGTCATTTCTTAATGCATCCATTGATTTAGGCATTCCTAATTCATCCGTAAATGCGATTCCCAAGAAATTAGAGTGCTTACGCATTTCGTCCTCGCTTGCCAATGAAGCGTATTTAATTGCTTCAACTTTAGCAACTCTTTTAGCTCTTTCAAGCTCTGCTGTTCTTTGTGGATTCCATTGAAAGAATGTAATTTTTCTAGTACCTTTTTTGTTAGGATTATCTAGATTAGCGTTACATAGATTTAAAAACTCAAGAGCTTCTACGTCATATTCAGCTACTCTTAATACTCTTCTATCAAAAATTAAGCTTCTTCTGTTTTGTTCAACGAATGATTTTTCAAGTCCTTTTTGGTCTTCTACCCAAATACTTGGATAACCTCTTAAAAGTCTTATTCTTTCCATTCTGCCTTTCTTTTCATTCCAAACATCGTCAATACCTTCCATATGGTATCTACCATTTTTCTTGGTATCTGATAATTTGAAAATCTTGAAAGTTGTTGCTGTATTAGATGAAAAGGATTCCTGCATAGCTTGTGCAGCCTCATCATTTTGTCTTTGTACTTTTACTTCACCTTGTTGTGAATAGTTAGCATCTGCTAACCCTACTGCCTTTAAACGAGCCATAAATGGTTATTTTTTAATGTTTAAAAAAGGTAGGAGCAATCAATAAAGTTGCCCCTACCCGATTATTTTGGTAACAAATTAGTTACCTTGAACGATGATAAATTGGTTTGCTGCACAAACACGAGTACCTCTGTAGGTAATCATCGCGATTTGATTAGTCATTGTACCATCTGTAGGGTTTGGAGAACCACCACCATATTGCCATACGCGAATACCGTTACCAACAGTACCACCTTGAGGAGGTTGTTGATACATAATAGTGATATTCTTGTAAACTTGAGCGGTTTTCGCATCCTTAGTTTCACCCATTGGATAGATTAATCCGAAATTACGGAAGTAATCTACATTTGGAGTTAAACCAGTAGTAACCTCAGTGTTGAATTGAGCGTACTTCTTTACAGATAATAAATATCCATCGATGAAGATTTCTTGGAAACCATAAGCAACAGAAGCCTCTTTTGACTTCTCGCCTTGTCCATAAACGAAAGCACCAGCTGGGTAAGCAGCGAAGATACCATCAGAGAAATCTTGTCTTTGGAAGATGTCAGTTAACCAAGCAGATTGCTTAGCACAACCATTAACGTCCATGATACGAGTAATCTCATGTAATTTAGCGATATCTAATGTACCCGGAGTGTAACCAACAGTTTCACCGTCAGCAACAACTTTAGGAATGATACCTACTGAACCTTGAGAGTTAGAATCAATTGCGCTGTTATTTTGTAAATTACCACGCATTAATTTTGCTTCTACGTTGTTTTTGAAACGAACAAGAGTCTTATACATACCTTTGTAAGTAAACGCAGTAACGCCATTTTGAGCCATATCTGGAGATACAGGGAACTCATAATATGTTTCAGCCATTTGCGCTAAGTCGGTGTTAGACCAACCATCACGAATTTCTGTTACATAGTTATCATATCTTTCGTCCAATTGGATTAAAGGATTGATAGCTTGAGAAGCTTCACCAGCATCTGCGTCACCACCGAATAATAAAACCTCACCAGCTAATAATGAACCAGAACCAGCTGATTGGAAGCCTTGAGTAGTTTGCTTAGGAGCAACTACAAAAGTAAATGCATTAGGAACAGAATCATCAATACTTACGATAACACCCTCAATATTTGAAGATGCAACACGTAAAGTTTCATTAACTCTTAAAGGAGATTGAGTACCATTGTTATAGTAAGCTTCAGCTCCTAAAGTTAATGTAACAGAAGCACCAGCTGCAGCAGCAACTGTGCTATTGTTTGTAACACCCGGCATTAATTTACCGCGGTTTTCAAACCAGAAGTAGTTTAAGTTTTTAACTTCTTCCATGCCGCTATGAGCAGCTAACCACCATGTAAAATCTTCATTGCCATACTTTTGAGTGTATTGCTTGTAGTACTGTGGAGTTAATAATTGTAGGTCAACCATAAGTTGCCTATTCTGGGTTTGCAACGAGATTGAACCCGGCTGCAAAATATTTGAGGTAGGTATTCCTGCCATGATATTTAGTTTTTATTTTTTTGCGCCTCCTCCAAAGGCAAATATCAAGTTACGAACTAAAAGCCCATTCTGCCATTCTTAGCCTTTCAGCTTCGGTGCCATTCAGGTCTGGTTTCGCTCCTTGAGGAGTGGGGCTTTGGTTGATATTTATATTCCCGTTTTTCTTTAAATGAGCCAACAATCTTTGAGATGCTGCTTCATTTGCTATTTTTGAGAAGATTTTTTCACGATTCTCAAGCAGATATTTATCTGCCATTATTTGTTGAACTTTTGGCTTACCATCCTCGGAGAACCATCTATTCTCAAAATATGAGTCACTATCAAAATCCGTCAAATCATTCTTCATTGCCAATCTTTCATCTTCAGCCACATTAAATGAAATCGGTATTTCAACATCCTCGTCTTTTACCGAAACATTAAATCCACTAAAGGATTGGAAATCAGAATCAAGTGTTTTTTCATAAATCGACCTTGCTTGTTGCATAATCTCAAATTCCTCTTGAGATTCAGCTTCTCTTCCAGCCTCATTATAAATATCAGGTAACTTTATTTCACTTTTTAATTTTTCCAGCTCTGGCCTAATCACTTTCGCTTCAATCATCAACTTTCGTTCTGCGTAATCTACTTGCGATTGCCATGTTTTTACTTTCCCAGCATAATCCTCATCGGATTCATCATAACCTTGTTCAGGCTTTAAAGGTACGAAATGTTGGTCATAAAACAAAAGCTCAACATCATCTGCTGATAAGTCTTTGTATTTATTCTTAATATTCGTTTTAACAATTTCAGCAGCCAAGTCTGGCGTTAATTCTGAACTCGTTAATTTTTCTAACCTTTTTTGCTGATTTAAGATTTCATAAACATCATCAGCTTTGCCTTCTTTAATGGCATCGAATAACGACTTGCTTACATCATCTTTAAATTCAAAACTTGGTTGTTCTTTGAGTTTCTTAAACTCTTGTTCAGCTTGCTCTACGCTATCATAACCAAATCTTTCTTTTACAAATTGATTTGAGTCAAATGATTGAGTAGATACTGCTTGTTCCTCTACTTTTGTTTCCTCTTGTGGAGGAGGAGCTGCTTGTGCTGGCTCATTTGGTGCAGTAGGGGCTACTTCTACTTGCTGTTGCACTTGTGGTGCATTTTCATCCGAAAACGGATTGTAACCTTCTGCCAGCGTAATTGGCGCTGACATGTCTGTATTATCTGGCATAAATGCTTATTTGGTTTCTATTTTATTAGTCTATAACTATAACTCCATCATTATCAATAGTAATTACATAATCAACTGTTGTATCAGTTAACAAATGTACTCCATACCAATTTGTACCATCTCCATAAACTGGCTGCTTTGACTTACTACTAGTAAATAATTCATTAGAAGTAGTTAGGGTTGATGTTGTAGCGTAAACTACTTGCGTCCCTTGTGATGTTGCAACATAACCTGCTTCGCTTGCTGTTGAGTATGTATTTTTTGATAATACATATGCTATTAAATTTGCCATTTTTTATCTTTTTTAAATATTAAGGTGCTGCTGTTGTTGTGGTAGTAGGCGCTGCCGTTGTCGTTGTTGTTGTATTACCTTGTAATAACAAATATTTACCAATAATACCAAATTCAACAATACCAGCTGCTGCAATAGATGCAATATCTGTTTTGGTTGTTAAATTAACTCCTAAAACCGAAACCCAGTTAATTGGCACTTCTGGTGCAGGTGATAATTGCCCTGTAATAGAACCATCATCGTTGGTAGTACTAAAACTAACTGTTCCAGATGTACCTACAAATTGTACTACCGCAGAATCCCATCCAGATAAATCTTGGTAAAAATTATTATTAGCATTAAAAGAATCTGTTGCATCTACAACTGTGCTAATTTTTGAACTAAATTTTTGTAGTCTTATTAAAAGTTTACTTACCGTTGCCATTTTATTTATTTTTTATGTTATTTTATTGTTGTTGCATTTGTTGCTGTTCCATCATCATCTGCTCTTCTTCAGGTGAGCCTTGACCTTGTTCCATTTGTTGTTGCTGAATTTGCATTTGTTGTTGCTGCAGCGCTTCCTCCATTTGCTGATTATCAATAGCCAATGGTACTTCAATATTTTGCAACATTTCAGCTATTAAAGGCTTTAATTCTACTGGCATTGGGATACTAGCTTTAGCCAAATCAAACATACCTTGTATTATAATTTCTCTTTGCTTAGCTTGCGTTTGTTTATCTAACAAAGCGGCATCGCCTTGAGCCTTAGCTTGCATGCTAGATTGTTGAATCTGTGCATTTTGTTCGCTATTTGTTTGAGCTTTTTCTTGCTCTGTTTTTATATATCTTTTTTGAGCTTGTCTGAAGTATAGCTCAGCTAATGACACATTTTCTTTTGCAATTCTCATTGCTTTAAAAGGGTCTAAATATATAATCAATTGAGGGTTTGATGCAATAGCATTATTCATCATTGCTTGCAAATTTGCTATCTCCATTTCTGTCGGTAACATTTTAATTGTAGCAACAAAATTTCTATCCTTAACATCTTCTTGTTTTAATAAATCTCTATATTTTTTAGAGCCGTATGTTACGCTTTTATTCAATAAACAAGCTATTTTTTTACAGCTTTCTTCCATTACATAAATATATGCGTCATACATATATTCGGTTGCATTATTAGCTAAAACTCTTGAAGCTTCAATATTTGATGCAGCAACTCTTGGCTGTGCGGCTTGATTCATTAAATTAGGGTCTTCTCCTAACTCATCTTTCAATACTTGATAATGAAATTGGTATAATTGAATTAAAGCTTGTAATTGAGGAGCAAATCCAGTATTAGCTAATTCTGTAATTGGTACTGGTATTCTATTCCCTTCCGCATCTCTACCACGATAATAAAGTTTACCTGTTTGTTCCCATATTTTTTGAACTTCTAGGGGTTTAACAGAATCGCCTAATCCTAAATCAAGCTCTTGCAATGCGTCAACATCGATTGAAGCACCAGCTGGTACCATCTTAGCTACCATTTGCTGTATCTTTAATCTAGCCAAAATCATTTGCTCGATAGGCTCTTCTATTTTTTCAGGTACAGCCACATTACGCATATCGTATGGGTCATACATATAAAAACTATATGAAAATTCTGCGTTCCCAATTTCTTTTGGGTCTTGAGGACGAATCATATTTTTCTTGATTCCCCAATGAATCATCTTTTGTGTGACTGGACAATATACACCTTCGTATATATTCCATTTCTTTTCTTCTAAATATTCTTGATTTTCATCAATTTTTTCAGGCTTGCCTTTTCTTATAATAGTGCTACCATTTTTTTTAGTTTTGGTAACCGTATATCCATCAGAATCTAATGTTTTAATTTCAAATTTCATTAAATCAATGTTCCATTCATCATAAGGTCTTAACCAAGAAACATTCCAATCTTGCATCCACTTAATCTTATCTGTTAATTGGTATTCCTTACATGACTGAGCTAACATAAATATATCTTCTTCAGATAATGTACCGCCTGCTGCAATGCTATATCTAGCTCTTATTTCACTTATTTTCATAGACAAAATATGTCCACGATATGTTGTATCTCTAAAATCAGGAAAATCAGAATATGAGTAAATTGCATTTTCTGGACGAATCCATTGAACATGAACTTCTCCTTCTTCATCCATCCAAGTATATGTACATACTAATCCGACTTCTGCTGAATCATGTAATAATCTTTGTTTTAAAACATCGTTCCAACCATTAGCTTCTAATACATTATTGCATCCTATGCTATATTGAATCTCTTCAGGCAAATGATTAAATTGTAAAATCCATTGGTCTAATTCATCTTTATCTTCAGCTACAAATTGGTCTTGTGGAATAATTTGAACTCCTGACTCTTCTTGTAATTGAGAAAGAACTTCTTTATTTTGATAAACAAATTCTGCTTCATCGGCTGCATCTTTTTTTAACATTGCTGATGCGCTATCTGTTGCAACAACTGCAACTTTTTCTTTTCTACTCATCCATGAACCAACTAATCTTGCAACAATTGTATTACCAATAATAATTGATTTCCAATTTATATTTACAAAGTTAGCTTTACTATTCATTTCTAAACGGTCCATAAACACACTCATGTCTATTTTACCATTTGCAATTTGTCTATTTTTTCTAAATCTATTATTTCTTAACCAAAAATAAGTTTGGTTACCGTATATTGTAGAGTAGATGCTTTGCGCAACATTTTTACCGTACATGAAATCTTTCTTAGAAGATACATCGGTTGTAATTTGGAATTTTTTTATAGCTTCCCCATTACTATTTGCTGCTGATATTGATAAAGGACTATCTGCCAATTTAAGTGTATTTTGTGTCAAATATACTAAATATTAAGAATCTAGTAAAATTTTAATTAATTAAACACAGGAACATAACTTTTTACAAGCGCTTCTCTCTTGATTTGTTTTTGGACCGGTTCCATTAAACATACAATTAACATCAAAAAAGATACAGTAATATCATAGTCTGTTCTATTGTTTGGGTCGAATTTTTTTGCATCTTCTAGCAAATTTTCAAAATCTATTGAATCAATATGTGATTCAAAATACATAATCCCCACATCGGTTTGTTTTGTCAAGCTAAACGGCGTAGTAGGAAATCCTTTGTGTCTGTCAGCTGTTTCTCTTTTTGCTGGGTCAATAGTTGAAAGTGGGTATGAACCAAGATAACCAACTCTTCCTCTATCTCTAAAATAGGATAGATAATCATCACTATTATGCTCATACCAAGCTTGATAGCCATAAAATTCAGCTGCTAAAAGAACCTGTTCATGCAGAGTTTCCTTAATTTGAGGCCTTCCATAAAGATGACCTATGGCTTTCCCAGTATCTTCTGGTTTTAATAAATCGTATCTTCTTCCTATCCAAGCTGAGGCTTTTGAACCATACTTACCACCTTGACTATTACTATAACCATCAATTGCTATTGCTCCATCAGATACCCTAGCTGGCTTTCTGGTTTTTACATCGTAAGTATGCTTGTTTTCTTCGCCCGCTTGTGGGAACTGAGTTATTACCCAATGAAAATCTTCTTCTTTATCATTTATTTCTCGCCACCTAACGACTTGGTCAATATCTCTATAAAATATAACATGACGCTTGAGTTTAGGATTTTCTTTTAAATAAGACTCTCTTGCCCCAATATTCATTACATTAAAAATACACTTATCTGAATCTGTACTAAAAGCTTCGTCTATGGTAAGAGGCTCTTTTCTAATACGAGCAGATAATGCTCTTTGATTGTTTTTTACTGTGTCCCTGTCGGCTAAAATTTGAGCCAAAGTTTTTTCTTCATCTGGATGCCCAAAATCGTCAAAATTTCTTGTACGCTTTGCAGACATGAAGAATCGATAAAGACCGCTAGAAGTAGTTCCATTATCTTGTCGTTTTTCTTGATTACTTTCTTCCCATAATAATTTAAAGGCATCTTGAACACCATCTTTTTCAGTTGTAAGCTTCTCTACTGTGGTAGTATATAATGCTTTACCAATAATTTGTCCCTCATCATCTAACAAACAATAACGCACAACCTCGTGTCTGTCATACACATTAACCTCTGTGGTTTTACCGCACTCGTCTGCTACATATCTATGGAGTTTTTGTCCATCATAGGCAACAGTATCTGCTGACTGATGGTCAATAACTGAACCCAATTCATCTTTGTCTACATTTTCCTCTGCCTTCTTACCCCTTACGTTTGTCTTTTGGAATCTCATTTCAGACTTTGGATTTACCCCCAAAGACATATCATATTCTGGTCTAAAAAACTTGGGGAGTCGTCTAAATGGATTTACCACCGTCTTAGCAAAGAATTTTTTAGCATCAGAGCCTGTTTTAGACTGAATACCGCCGTTTGTCATCTTTGTCCTTGTAGTATACTCAGTTACAAATAAACCAGCCACAAATGACTTACCAAACCTTCTTTTGGTTACCTCAAGCATCCCCATACATAATGGGTCCTGAATACAATATTCCATAAAATAGAACTTCTCTAAATCTGGCATCCTAAACTTTGGATAACCAATATCAATTGACCACCATTGCAAGTATAAATAGTGTAACCCAGTCAAATAAGTAGGCACCCCATTATTCATGTACCAAAATCCATTCAATCTTCTATCCCACTCTTGCCTTTTAAATTCCTCTAATTTTTCATCGTAAAATTCAAGCTCATCGTCTTTTTTCTTTTTATCAAACTCATCCCACTTCTTCATTGTATCGGCATACCAACTTGGCATCGGTATTCTTTTCCAATATTGTTCGCTTATATTTTTATCTCTCTCATAAATACCTCTAAATTCTAATTGTTTGGTAATTATATTATAAACATACCCATCTGGAGGAAGATTACACTTCAATCCTTGGATATCTATAATAGTTCCACCTTCAATTTTTTCGTACATAATTATATTCTTTTACCAGCCAACTCACCAACGGCATCAGCCATATTCTCTGGAGAAAATGGTTTTTTATTAACTTGAACTACTTCTTTTTTATCAGTGACTTCTTGATTTATTCCAGCTAATACTTCTAATGCCTTTATTGAAGCAGAAATTGTTCCCGCATCCACCCATATCTTTTGCAATCTCTCAAAAGTCTTAATCTTAGGGTCATCAATATCAATAGCTGTAAGACTAGTTTTATTCAATAACTCAGCCATCTCATTAGCCTTTCTATTTAAGGCATGATATAGCTTACCAATACCATCTTGCTCGTAATAAGCATTTCTGCCTTGTAAATATGCAATTTGCTTTTCTAAATCCTTTATTTTATCTAATTCTACAGACATTCTAATTCTTTTAATTGTTTTGCATCTGATTTGCTATACCCCACCCATAAATCACCACTCTCAACCAATGCTGTCATATTATCGTTTATGGCTATAATCTCATTTCTATCGTTACCGTCTGGATAATATCTTAATCTAATAATTCTTCCTTCTGTTCCATCGTCATTTTGATATATAATCTCATAATCACTTGAAATTACGGTATTAACTGCTCTACCCTTCAACTCACCGCTAGTTATGTATAGTTTATTATTCATTACTTCTGGCTCAATGCCCTCAAGCATCCCGTTATATGGTTTAAATATTCTTAGTGCTGTAACAAAATTATTTAAAGCGTTCCATATAGAACCTTTTGTTTCTCTCCACATAAAACATTCTTCGATTGGTATTGAGAAATATTGAATATCTGAAGAAGCTTCAGTAGTAGGTCTTTGATAATTAAAAATCTTATAAGTATCATGAGTAGCATTATGATGGATAAGAATTTCAGCCCCAGTAGGTATGTCTTTAGCATCGACAACTTCTGCATTAACTGGTTTAACATATCGCATATTAAAATTGTCATATACTCTTTCTAATTTAATTTTTGTACCATCTTTAAATGTATGACTATTTTTACTTTCTAAATCAACCTTAATAATTACTCTATTGCTTGGAGCTTTCAATTTCATAGTTTAATTAATTTAATACAAATGTAGCGCTAATTTAATTAATTTAATATTTTTTCAAAAATAAATTCCTAATAATTGCTTATCTTTGTTTAAACAATTTTAAAACAAAAAATAAAAACCAAAAAAAATGGCAAATCACTTATCGGTTTATGTTTATCGTAGAAATCAATACGATTTAAACAACCCAAATGGCACACCTGCGACATCTGGTGTATTATTCTCACTACCTACGGTTGGCTTACAAGTTCAACCTACTACTGTGGTAGCAAATGGAGTACAAATGAATTCATTAATTCTTATGTACCCTAGTGGTCTTAATCAACCAGCTGAAAAATTATATAGTGCTGCAACAGTTGCACAGATAATTACAGCTATTAATGGTGGTGGTATTGTTACAACTACAACAACAACTGCAGCACCAACCACTACAACAACAACTGCAGCTTCAACAACAACTACGACTGCAGCTCCAACAACCACAACAACAACTGCAGCCCCTTAATTTAAAAAACAATTAAAAAAATAAAAAAATGGCAACAATAGTATCAATTACAGCATATCAAAGAAATCAATATGCTTTATTAAACTCTAACGGAACTCCAGCAACATCTGGCATTTCTTACGGATTCCCAGTAACTACATTTGCAGCTTACCCAGCTCCTGATAATTTTGTAGCTAACGGAGTAACTATGAATTCAATAGTCGAAGTAGCACCTACTGGTTTAAACCAACTACCCGTATTATTTTATACGACTTCTACTGTAGCACAGATTAATTCTGCAGCAAACGCTTAATGAATTAGCCCCTATTTATTTAGGGGCTTTTTTATTTTCTTTATGTACTGTTTTTAGGTTTTTGTAGATTCTTTCAGAGTCTTCAATTTTACCATTAGCTGCGGCAATAGCAATTGCTAGCCTTCTTAATTTTTTTGCGGCTTTATTATTCATACATTTATTTTATCTGCCCTGCCCTCTGTATTGTTTTGGACGGGGTGAATGTTTGTTATAAGATTTTTTAGCTCTTCCTGTCTTTTGTTTACCAAATGTAATCTTGGTAGAGTTAGTTAATTTCGCCATTGTTATTTTTATTTATGATTAATTGGTATGAAAATAAACCATTTCCTTCATATTTTTTATTTACAATGTGAGAACCAAAAGATTTTTTTCTAAGATGTCTTAGTTGGGCTGAAATTGATGCTGGTGGTTCTTTTATTATATCAGCAATCTGTGGCAAAGTACGAAACCTCCCGTCTTGCATTAGGTTAAATACTTTATAATGCTGACCGTTTAATCTTTTTTGGTCCCTTTCTTCTATATAATCACTTCCTACAAAATTTAATACGTTTTGCATATTATTTATTTTTTGGTTTGAAAATAATCTTTATCAATTGATCCCCCATCCATTTTGTTGGGGTAGACCAATATGTCGTCATCGTAGAAGTTCCGCACCATGCCGTTGTCGTATAAAATAACCTTCCAAACAGTGTTGGTGTCGCTTCCGTAGTCAAGCCATGCGATTGCTTTTCCATATCCAAGTGGGGTTTCAACATCTATTGTATTTTTTAATTCGTGTATATACATTAAATCGGGTTTTCTTCGTTTTTATTACTTGATAATAATTGTAAACTTGTAACTCTAGCATGAAGCTGGGCTACTGTTTCTTTTGTTTTATCATTAAGATATGTTTTTGCTTCTGGCTTTCCTTCCATGTAAATCAAAGTACCCTTTTTAAGATAGTTAGCTACATTGGTTTTATCAGTCCAATAAGCGCAAGAAACCCAAGTTGTTTTATCTACCTCTTGTCCTTGTTGGTTTTTAAACTTTTCGCTGTAAGCCATTGAAAAATTAATTACTGTTTTTTCATTTACATTGTTTACTGTTGCATCTTGTCCTAATCTGCCGATTACTGAAATTCTAATCATTGTGTTTTGTTTTATTATTAAAAATTAATTTCTGTTCCATTATCATCTTTGTAAGGTGTCCAATTATCAAATGTTTTTTGTACTGATGCATCGGGTCTTAAAATTATATTTTTATCATTTATAATTTTTTGTAATGAATCCAATCCATTGAATAAAAATCTTCTAGTTTGAAAATACATTTGAAATAAAATAAACCCTTTCTTACCAACAATCTTTTGTCTTCTAATCTTTTTGCTATGAAATTCACAAGATGGATTACTAGGGTCTGTTTGAGCAAAGGGTCTATGATATACAAGGATATTGTCTAGTTTATTATTCCACATTGCACCATCAGTTAAATCAAACACATCTGGGCAAGGATAGTTACCATCAGATGCTTTTACCATTTTAACAGGGTGAGCAATTATCCAAAAGAAAATATTGTTTATCTGCGCAAATCTTGAGAACACAGACAATACCCATTCAAGATATTTATCACTTCTTGAAAACTTTTGATATTCGTTTGTCAATTGGTTGAAAGGATCAATATCTACGCCATCAACATTCTCTTTCACAATTAACTCTAAAAATACTTCCATCACATATTGTGGAGTAGGCGAAACATCTTTAGGATAAACATAAAATATATGCTTGCATACTAAATCGTAAACATATTCATAAACTTGTTTAGATGGTCTATGTGGATTTGCAGGACTACAATCACATCCTAAAATAATCTCTACAAAATCATGGTAGTATTCTTCTGGTGGGTTATCTTCTGGTGAAAATGTAGCAAACTTTTCTCCGTATAACATTATACGCATAGCTTGGTACCATTTTTTAAACGAAGATTTACCATAGTTACCAATACCAGTAAGAACTGTAATCTCTCCTCTCTTTGGTTTAAACTTATCATCCAAATCGGGTACGCCAATACCATCTACTTTAGCATATCCTTCGTCATAAATTCTTAAAGCTTGTTCTTTTACATCAATTCCGTAAATAACATCTTTAAGTTTTAATCCTTCATCAAATACAGCTTTCTCAACTTCTATTTCCTTTCTAGAAACCTTATCAACTAATATTTCTTTATCAAATGATGCACTTCCAAAGTTTTTTGAATTTGCCTTGTATGCAGAACGTATTGCCCTATCTGCCTCACTCTTTGTAAACTCAGAATTCGTAATAAACTCTGTATGAATCATAGAATTTGCTGCAGTTTCATTAATACCAAAACGACAACAAGCTGATGCTAACTTAAAGATAAAATTATTTCTTTCCCCCGTAACAAAAGCCTCGTTTTTATTAGATAACCAAGTTAAAACATTCTTAAATATTTTTTGGTCATCATCGTTTTTCTCGTAAACAACAACCTTTTCGGTTTTTTTAATCTTCTTAAAAACTTCAGCCTTGTCGTTTATGTAAATTTCGGGGTCGTAACTCTCATAACATACTCTGCTTTGGTTAATTCCGCTTCGGTCAATTTCTGGAAACACTTCTTGTAATGCTTGGAAATGTTCTCTATGTTTTTCACCATTTGCTACTTTTACCAAAGCTTTTAATCCATTACCAGATGGGCTAATCCAACAAGCGTAAACAAATGGATGTGAAATAATTTCATTTTGCTTATCTCTAAGCTCAAATACGTTGTCAAAATCTAAAACTATGTACCCACTATGCGTAATTAACTGGGCATCAGTTCTATCGGGACCAAATTTACCACTAAAACACACCGAAGGAAGGTTTAGTTTTATCTTATTTGCTTTTTCTTTATCAATTGTTCCTCTAATTTCAGATACGGTTGATTTGCTTTTACCTTCTTGTATTCTTTTTAACGCAGCTTCAACAGAAATGTAATTTGGTTCCTTAGAAAAGATGTTTTTAAAAATTGTTATCATTATTCAGAAATTGGTTTAAAGGCGTTTCTAGCAGTTTCTAATTCATTTTGATACTTCCCTCCACTTTTATTAGAAAGTGTCTGCATAGGTCTTAAATGTGGTATAGTGTTGCGAATTTTAGACTTCCATAGCTTTATTATGTTATTATGGCCATCTTTCCACCCATTTTCGACCCAAGACTCGTATTTTGATTTTAACGAGTATTCGTACAAATTAAAATTCATATTGTTCTTTACCATATCCTCCTTGCAAAAGGACAAAAACTCATCTATACTTGGTATAGTTTCTTTTACTTTACTTTTATTTACTTTACTTTGCGGTTTTTCTGCCACAGAAACTCCGTTACTAACGGTATTACAGCTAACAAATTTACCGTTCACACGCTGTTGTTTCTTACTATTATCCTTACTGCGACCTCTTTTTTCGTAAACAGGTACTAGTCTTTCATCAAGCGATTCTGAGTTAATAAAGCCATTATTTAGGAATAACATCTCCAACTTAATGCAGTAATCCAGTACGTCCCGTATTTCTGTGGCAGAAACTCCGAAATCACCAGCCATTAATTCAAATTCTACATCTGAATATTCTAAAACATTACCATCTATGCCTGTTAAATACTCTAAAGTCATAGACCATATAGCATAGCCAGTAACTCCAAACTTTGTACGGATAGCTTTAACCTTTCTATGGTTTCGCATATCTCTATCGTGAGGGAAATAATCACAGTAATTCTTTATTGGGCGAGCCATTAGAATTTATTTAATCGTTAATAAAATCGGTTTTCAACGCCTCGTTAATACGAGTTATTTCTGCATCGGTAAATAATAATTTACCCTGCATCTTTCGTGATAATTCCGATTCTGGTATCTTTGCATTAAGCGATAACCACCTTTGTGTACGCCCATCTAAAGACTCTTTAATTCTCTCGTGTAGTCTTAATTCAGTTTTGATTTCCATAAATTTGTTTTGATTATTGGAGAACAAAAATAGTGTTATTTTTTATATTCCCAAATATTTTTAACTTTTTTTTAAAATTATTTTGTAGTTCAATTAATTTAATTAAATTTGCAAATGGAAAACAAAGAATTAATATACGAAATGGCTAAGAGATTAGATTTAGTTATTGAGTTTTGGAAAGAAGGAAAATATATTGGGAAATATAGATTTATAAATAATAAACTACACAAATGGAAAGATGGATAACCGAAGATGAAATAATGCACAGGATTAAAAATCATCCTGACTTAACTAAAGATGATAAAGAAGATTTTTACTTTGACATACAGATGTTATACATTGGTAAAAAAGGTCAAGAAAAATTAAATAAACCAGTAATTAAAAATCAAGAAAGAAATAAAATAAAAAAAGATGGCATACAATAGTACAATAATAACAAAGAAAAAGCGTTGTGTTAATTGTGGCAATATTGATTATTGGTTTTCTAAAAAGATGTGTAAACAATGCGCCACAGTACATTCTACGCAAAAAAGAATGGAAGAATTTGAAGATGATACAGAAAGTTTTCAGAATCTTGTTCAAGACCTTGACCATGTATTTAGTCAATACATTAGAAATAGATATGCAGATAAAACTGGTATTGTTGAATGTTATACTTGTGGTAAAAAACATACAATTGCAGAAATACAATGCGGTCATTTTATGGGCAGGTCAAATTTAAGCACTAGATGGATGGAACAAAATTGCAGACCACAATGTATGGAATGTAATTATTTCAAAACTGGTAATATAGAAGAATTTGAATATAAATTACATGAAGAAAATAATGCTATAGTTGAATATTTAAGAGAAACAGCTAGGCAAACAGCAAAACCTACAAAAGATGAGCTAAAGGGCTTAATTCTAGAATATAGGGCAAAGCTAAACTTGGTAAAAAAGAAATTTATTGAAAAATAATTTATATTTTTACGGTGGTTATCATAGTTTGTAGTTTCAGCCCCATGTTTTAGAATGACATGGGGTTTTTTATCGCTCAAACATGAGCCGATTATTGGTCATTTACGGCTCAAAGTTGCCTTATTGAATAACTTTTATGATTGATAAAGTTTACTATTAGCGAACTTTTGTAACCAAATTGGGAACATTGTACAATGTTTTAGGTACAATATGTAAAATGTTGTAATGGAATTAGGGCAAATATGTTACTGATTTATATAGACTTGTAACAAAATTTGTTAATTGTTGGTAGTCATACTACGCAAGTCCTCCCCTTGTCGTAAAGCTATAACTTGACAAATAAGCAAAAAAAAGGCTCCCAAGTAGAAACTTAGGAGCGATACCAGTTAAACCTTTAACTATGTCTTATGCGGATACAAATATATACAAAAATTTAATTAAATTTATTTTTTTAATTAAATTAATTAAATTAATTTTGTTCCAAAACACACAACATGGCAAGAAGCATTTCCCCCGATTCAGTTTCCAGTAAGGTTGCTGACTTAACATTAGGCGAACATCTTAGGTTAGATAATCCATATACTTCCGTAATGGTTATGGTATCCAATTTAAAGAAAAAAGACGCCCACAAAGATAAATTATTTAAGATTAAAGCTACTGACAACACTACTACTGTAACCAGAATAAAATAAACCAATATTATGCATATACAAACGATTAACTACACTAGAACATTTAACTTAGGAAACTATTCTTCTGAAAAAATTGGCGTTGAATTTGCTCTTAATGAGGGCGAATCTGCTACAAAGGCTCTTGATTACGCAAGAGAACTTGTGGAAGAGTATCACAAGCAAAATGTAATTAAATTAAAAGATTTAAACGAATTTTACCAAGAAGTCCCAGATGAAATTATTCCTACCCAATCTAAAAAATCTTTAGCTGAAAAAACAATAGAGTTTATAAATGCTTGCAAGACTAAAGAGGAGTTAAGAGCTTGGGAATTAATGGCTAAAAATAATCCAGAGGTATTAGAATCTTATAACGCTAAACATAAATCTTTATAACTATGAATTGGAATGAAACACTAATCAGAGCAAGCTCTGTAGGGTATATAATGACCGAACCAGTAACCAAAGCGGACAAAGAAGCTGGGTTACTTTCTAAGACCGCACAAAGACATTTGCTTGATGTTTATATTTCTAATAAGTATAATAGGAGTAAAGATATTCAAACAAAGCAAATGAAAAAAGGTATTGAAGTAGAGCAAGAATCGATTGATTTATTGTCTATGTTCTTAAAAAAACCTTTTGCTAAAAATACGGAAAGATTTTCAAATAAATACATAACAGGGCTACCAGATATTATTGATGATGGAATTATTGATATTAAATCTAGCTATGACCTATGGACATTCTTAGGTAATATCCCAGATAAACTTGATAATTTATACTATTGGCAAATGATGTCATATATGTGGCTTACGGGTAAAACCAAAGCTACCATTGCTTATTGCCTTGTAAATACACCAGATAATATTATCCAACAAGAGAAGTATTACTTACTTAAAAAGCTAGATGTAATTTCAGAAGAAAGCCCAGAGTTTGTAAGAGAAGCTATGAAGTTAGAATTAAACATGAAGTTTGATGATATAGCTATGGAAGAAAGAATACTTATGTTTGAAGTTAATAGAAACGAAGATGATATTTTACGCATTGAGCAAAAAGTAGAAAAAGCAAGAGAATTTTTACAAGATATTGAAAACACCCACAAAAACTTTAATAATGGCAAAATCTAAAAAAGAAAAACAATTAAACCTTCCGCAAAATGCAGAACCATTAAACGGATGCGATTTCTGTATGCAATTTGATTATGATGAACCTCATGTAATTGGCGCAAGTGAAGATGCTGATGGAGTTTTAGAATTAATAATAAAATCTTATCTAGATGCAGGTTTAACTTTTGTATGCCCAACTACACAAAAGAAATTAAGAATATATGCTAGACCATTATCAGATAAAGGAAAAGCAATTTTAAATCAACAAAAAGAAATTAAAAATTAACAAATGAAATTAAAAGAAATTGAAAACAAAGAGATTTTTTTAAAAGAAAACTACCCATTTGCAAATGTTCCAAAATTAGGTGACAAAAAACATTGTTTACATTGTAATAAAACAATTACTGTTGGAGATTACAAGGTAGAAACATCATTTAACGTATTAAAAGATGCTGATCATGATTACATAGTTTGTCCAAATGCTCCAGAATGTAATGGCAATTGCACCGATTGGGTAGATTTAGAACCAGAAGATTAAGATTTTTTATGCGCATTAGCAAATTTGCGAGCAGCTTCAACGCTACCAAACCCCCAAGCTTTTAATGCTAGGGCTTTCCTTGTTGGTTCTCCATTAGGTTTTTTCATTGCACCTAACATGCCTGCAAAACGAGCTGCAAAAGAAACTCTTCGAGGATTAACGCCAGCTTTAACTGGGGCTTTTAAATTACCTCCAGTTTCAGAATTATATGATGCTCTGCCTTTGGCGTTTAAACCGCCTTCAGGATTTTTCCCTTCTTTACGTTGCCAAGCTCCTGCCATAACTATTTTTTTTCTTCTGATTTAATTTTCTTTTCTTGCTTTAACATTTCGGCAGTTGGTTTCTTACCACTTCCTTTGTTAGCACGAATATTGTCCCATAAACCGCGTGGAGAATACGAGCCATCTGCTCGCTTCATCATTTTTAATTTACCTTTCATATCTTTTCCTC